CAAAAAAAGAACTAGAAGAAGCTGGGTTCGGCTGGGTTTTCGATTGTGAAGGTGTTGAGATTGAGGAGGTGGAGTGATGGAACGACCTGAACGATACCCAAATGGATCCTTCATC